CTGTTTTGCTCTCTAGATGTGCATAGATAAATCGGTATGAGTAATGCTGAACCAATACATGGATTCCATACGCTGGACCCCAGTTGCCTGCAACAACTACACCATCAGCTACTGCTTTAACTGGTGTGCCCATTTTGGCTGCATAATCAACGCCAGTGTGATGCCCACAAATCCACACATCACCTTTAACGCCAAACTCACATGAAACTTTATCTGATACCGGGGGCTTAAAAATGCTCATGATCTATCCTAAACTGGGTATGAGCCATTAACTACGATGTAATCGTTAGTCGCTGGCACTACTGGCACTGTCGATGTTATTTGGTTTAGGGTTGTTCCTACGATGTACGGTTTAACGATTGAGCCGATAACCCTGCAAATTACTGGATAAAAGTCTGTCGCTGATGCATCATAAAAAACGCCTGTGTACCAATTTGGCTCCACATAAGAGTTAGCAGCTAGTGGCAGGCTAAATTGGATTCCGCCATTGCCTTTAGTCGTAGTCGAACCGATAGCAAACTTATACTCGAAATGAATAATGTTGGCTACCTTTTGGTATCGACCTAGTATGTTGCCATTACCTGCAGCCCAGTTAGTGGAACCGCCATCAGTGCTGATTGTCGGAGTGTAGGCGTTCCAGTCCCCAATAGTCGTATCGATGCCACTGGCGAGCGTACGGATTGCCTGAGCACCATTTCTTACTAGGTCTGTGTCTGCTGGGGTTGTCCAGCCGTTATTCGGTGTAGTTGCCATTATGTAATCTGACTCCATTTAGTTGAGGCGGTTGCGTAAGTATTCCAAGTATCGGTGCCGTTAAGGTCTGTCCATAATGTGTAAGGATACATCTGAATAGCGTTACTCAGGTTGATTTGGATAATGTCTTGCCCTCGAGTTGTGGTCCATGTATAGCCCTCAATAATGCCCTCAAATGACTCGAGTTCATTTGTCGGTAGGTTTTGTATGGAGATCCATGTTCCAACCTCGATGTTGGCGATGTCGCTCCTGAGTGAGTCACTGAGTACAGCTGAGTTGATTGTTAGTGATGACAGACTGTAAGCAGGATTAGCCCGGGATGCCAAGATTGTTTGAGCCTGAGAGTTAGCATCTGTCGAGTTATGAAGTGTCGTATCTCTAACGCCCGAGCGAATCCCATAGAGTGCTTGGCTGTCTGTATCGTTGTAGACGGTCCCAGATGCTCCACTACTGCCATAAGTGAGGTTTACCTGATTAGCCACAGTGTTAGTCGATGATGCCAACTGGAAATCAAGGGCCATAATGTCGGCAGTTGTGAGCGGTATTTCGTAATTGAGTTTACGACTCAAATACGACTGATATTTAATGTTGCCTGTTTTAGGGTTGCAGTAGAGCACTCCCATTGCAGAATTGGCTGCATCCTGGCAAATGTCTAACGCTTTTGCCCCATCCACAGCAGTTAATGCTGCAATTTCATAAGCACCTGGGGTTTCAATTTCAGCAGTTGATGGTCCATAATGCCCTATAACAGTCGCAATTCGAGTGCCGTCATACTGTTTTGCTATGGCACTGGAGTATGTTTTGTTGCCAAATCGGGCGAGTAAATCAACACCTGTGATGTTGTAAACGAAAATACCATTACCGTTAAACCATTTCAGGCTAATGTTTATGTCTGATACTTGCCCTGTGAAAATGGTTGTTTGCTGGTCTGCACCTGCATAGTCGTAAATTTTCCAGATAATGTCATCGTTTAACTGAATTGGTGAAACTAAAGATTGTCCATAATTTAACTCAAATGTGCATTTAAAAGTGCTTGGCGATGGCTGACTAGTGATGTCTGTTCGACCATGTGTGCAGCTGATGCTATCAATGGCAACCAATTCATCGAGCCCATTAACGCCAATGGTTAAATAATCGCCCATTAGATCAATGAACCCTGTATGTTTACTGCCCCAGTGCGGATGCTCGATTGTTGCAATATTCGCTCGATTGCCCTACGAGCAGACTCAGCATCGATGATGCCATTGAGAATAAAGGTGTGACCACCGCCACCTAAACGCCCATTAGGAGTGATTGAGCCTCCGCCCATAGGTGTAAACAATTCTGGGCCATGTTCGCCTACAAGGTATGACCGACCACCTGTGACTGTACCGCCTAAAGCTCTATGAGGTCCTGGAAATGCGTTTTGTATGTTTGTGGGCAAATTTCGCAACCCTTGAGCAAATTGTGAACCAAAATTGCCTACACTTTTAACAGCATTTACTAATGTAATTAAATTAGGCATGTGCTTGTTAATGTCAATCAAAACTTTAAACGCTGGTTTTAAGTAATTGATAGCATCTGTGATTGCTTGGATTGAGTCAGCGACATCTTGCAAGGTTTCGGCAAATGTTTTTACTTTGCCTGTGGCATCGCTTTTGCCAACAATTATGCCTAGTAGATCACCAAGTGCTGTAGCCATGTTCTTAAACGCTACGCCAACATTATAGGCAGGTCCTTTACCGTTTTTGCCTGTAAATCCATCAATAACTTTCGTTAATGCACTGCCTAAAATGGGCAACCATTTTTCAGCCATCGGCTGTATAGCATCAAGAATTGCCCCACCGATGCTCTCTTTAGCCTCATTAAATCGCTGACTGAAAATCTGCATTTTGCCTGCAAATGTATCGGCATTGGCTGCTGCTGCACCCTTAAATAAACCTGCTGTCTGTTCAAGAGCTGTTTTTAGATCTTTGTTTTTAAGAGTTACATCGCTTAAAGGTACGCCAAGTTTTTTCAAACCAGCCAAATTTCCGTTTTGGGCTTTAGTCAAAATGTCAGTAACTGTAGATAAATCTTTCCCGGAACCTGCAGACACATCGAGGGCCAAACTTAATAAATCTTGGGCCTTGCCAACATCCCCAGTTGCTCTAGTTAATTTAGCCAGTGCTGGGCGTAATTTATCATCGGCTACACCATAGGCAAACTGCTGTTTCGTAATCCATTTTTCTACTGACTTGACTTGTTTATCTGTTGCTTTGGTCGTATTTTTTAAGGCTACCTGTAACTGTTTTTGTGATTTCTGGTCAGCAATAGCAGCTTTAACAGCATCGACACCAAATGCCACAGCCATACCTGCAACAGCAAGACCTGCAAGAGCTGCAGACTTTGCCAGCGATTTCATGTTGGACTTTAGGCTGCTGCTAAAAGATTCAGTTTGCCCAGATGCTTTTTTAATACCTTTAGAAAAATCTGTTGTATCTGCTAAAAGGTTTAATTTAAGTGTTCTAATGTTAGCCATTATTTATCTGGACCCCATTTTCGTTTAAGTAATTTGTACACAGTTTCAAGGTAATCTCTGCGGATTTTTGCCTGATTCTTTCGCAAAGTTGGAAAGATGAAATAACCTCGAGATCCTTTACCCATCCGCCCTGAATAGGCAGCAAATTTACGGCCACCTTGCTTAAATGAACCTGGTCCGCCCTGTCTAACACCAAACTCTGCACCAAATAAGAAATCGGAATTAGTTGGCTGTGGACTGCCCGGGGTTTTCTTACGCTGGACTTGGACCTTACGAGCACCACCAACAGTAATACTTGGCACTCGGTCCTTATTGGCTTTAATCGAACGGGCTAATAACATTGCCTGTTTTGGGTTAGGTGATGATGCCGCTTTCGCTTTCATTTCCTCAGCTAGTACTCCAACCAATTTCTGGGTTTCTCTGCGGAGCACATCTTGAGCCTCTTTAGGCATGGTCTTAAATGCAGCAAATAGCATTTTTTTATCATGGGCATCCATCTGCACATCGATTTTAATTTTGTCGCCCATCAGATAGCACCTCCCATGCTGTAGCAATGTCAGCCATAGTCCAGGTCAGCAAGTCCCCCATCGGTATCCCGGTAAGAGTGGCGAGATGTATTAGATCTCTTTTAAGGCTGCCTAGCTCATGTCTTTTGGGTCATCATCAACGACCTCAAAAGTATCAAGGGTTTTAAGCCAATCTTTATACTCTTGCTCTGATTCTGATGCGAGCCAGATGGCATAAGTAATGATTTTGGTACTGCCTTTGCCCATTTTGCTTTGTGCTTCGGTGACGGTAAGGCCCAAGTCATCCTCGAGCCTTACCCACACCCAAGCCTGGTCTAAATTGGCTGTGTATTCAGTTTTGTTATTATTGAATTTTACTTGCACTGTTCCTGCTTTCTATTAACTAGCGGTTACTGTTCCACCTGCGACAACAAATGATACTGATGCAGTTAGAGCATCGGTAGCATTTCCACCGATTACTGGGTAGTTAGGGTAGATGTTTCCTGAGTAAGTTTTCATGGTTGCTCCTGTTCCAACTGCAAGACTAAATGCAATGGTTGTGTCAGGGTTTGCTTTAGTAGCGTTCCATAGTGCTTCACATACAGAGTTTGAGGTAGTACCAGATGAGGTTGAGCCCCAATCTTGGAACAATTCAGCCTGTAGTGTGGCTGTCTGGTCAATGGTCTTGTAAATGCGGCCACTGATTGTTTCGAGTACTTGCTGATTGCTATCAATGGTCAGGGTTGCACCACTGGCTACATACTTGTAATCGACTGAGTTAATGGTCAGAGTAAGGTCCCGACCTGTTACATATTTGATTGCCATGTGAGCGATCTCCTAATTGATTGTGACATCGATTTCGATGTCGGTTGTTAGATACTCGGTAGACCCGACTTCGTTTGAGGTA